TTATGGGCAGTTACTTATGAACCATTCAAGATGGTGTTAGTAGATATAGACAATCAACATGGTGGTGGTATAGACCAAGCATTAAGAGTTATACAAGAATGGAATCAGAGATATGAATTGTATCATTGGGTAATTGAAGAAAACAACTTTCAGAAAGCTATTAGACAAGATACACGTATAAAAGATTTTTGCAACCAAAGAGGCATTATTTTAGAAGGACATGAAACATACAAAAACAAATGGGACCCTGCATTTGGTGTTACAGCTATGGCTAACTTGTTTGAAGATAGAAAAGTTGTTCTACCTTACAAGAATGCTGAGTCACAAATCAAAGTAGATTTATATAAAAAACAGTTAGTATATTTTGCTAGCAAAGGTCAATCTAAAAACAAACACGTTTCCGACATAGTTATGGCTAGTTGGTTTCCTATGAAAGTTATTAGGCGACTAAGTAAAGTTTCTTATGCTAACATGGAATATGATTACGAGCCAAGTTATTCTGGTTATAACGAATCAACTTGGAATGAAGTACCTTGGAGATAAATGAAAATAGATAACATCATAGATAGAGTTTCTGAGCTATATGATTTACACGACAGAGCTTTACCTGATAGAAACAGATTTAGAAATATATTAAATGGTGGTTCAGACGGCATAAGAGAATTGCTAGGTAATACTGCTGATACATCACAAGGAGAGTTACCTGCACCTAACTTGCTTTTATCTGCGTTAGATAGAATTGCACAAAAGATAGGTAGAGTTCCTAATCTTGAAATACCTTTAGCTGTTAATAAAGATAGCGTAAGAGCTAAAGATAGACGAGATAAATTAGAACGTATTGTTAATTCTTATGACGAACATCAGAAACTAGATATGCAATTACCACAAGTAGGTAGATGGCTACCGGGTTATGGTTTTGCAGTATGGACAATAGAAACAAAATATGGACCGGGTGGAGTTCCATATCCATGTGCTAGATTACGTGACCCTTATGATTGCTATCCGGGTTACTATGGTGTAGGTCAAGAACCACAAGAGTTAGCTGTTATACGTAGAGTACCTCCACCAACATTAGTTAAAATGTATCCTGAATTAAAACCATATTACGATAGTAAAAATAGACGTAAAGCCGGTAGCACAATGTTAGTAGGTACAGGCAATATGAACTCTAATGACGAACCTAGATGGGAAACACAAAAAGGTGGAGATGTCATTGTAGAGTATATGGAAGATACAGGTACATACGTAGTACACCCAGGTGCAAAAAGAATATTGGATTTTATTCCTAATCCATTAAAATCAGGTCCGCAATTCGTTGTGGCTAAAAGATTTAGCTTTGATAAATTACAGGGTCAATTTGACCAAGTAATCGGTCTAATGTCAGCAATGGCAAAGATAAACATTATGTCTGTTATTGCCATGGAAGATGCTGTATTTACCGAAACAAATGTGATTGGTGAGTTAGAGTCAGGACAATATAGAAAAGGTAGGCACGCAATAAATTACCTATCTCCGGGTACACAAGTTGTAAAGCCGGTGAACAATCTGCCTTATCAGTTGTTTGACCAAGTAAGTCGTCTTGAAAGACAATTGCGAGTCGTAGCCGGATATCCGGTACAAGATGACGCTATCTCACCAAACTCATTTGTAACAGGTAGAGGACTAGAAGAATTACAAAGTGGTGTTGGTGCAATAGTTCGTGAGTATCACACAATATTAGGAAATGCTTTAGAACAAGTAGATATGAAACGACTTGAATATGATGAGCTTATGTTCGGTAATGTTAAAAGAACAATATCAGGAATATACAGAGGTAGCATATTTGAAGAAAACTACACACCTGATAGAGATATCAAAGGTGCATATAAAACTGTGCGTAAGTATGGTGCTATGGCTAGCTTTGATGAACCTCAAAAAATTATTACAGGTTTACAATTATTGCAAGCGGGTATTATCGACAGACAAACCATGCAAGAAGAAATGGACGGTCTTGATAATTTGCAATTGATAAATGACAGAATAACAAAAGAAAAAGCTGAAAGAGTTTTGTTTGATTCTTTACTTGCACAAGCACAACAGGGCAACATGCAAGCAATGAATGCATTAAGTCAGATATATAAAGAACCAAAAAATATGGTAAATATATTAAATGATTTCTTTGCAGCAGAACAAGAAGCACAAGAAGAACAACAAGCAATGATGCAAGCTGCTGCTATGGCACAGCAAGGTGGATTGCCTAGTGTTCAACAAGCATTTGGAGGTGTTGGTGGACAAGTTTAACGAAATTATATATAAAGAATTTGGATATGATGTTAGCGTTGCCGAACAGATAATGGCTAAGCATCAAGCTAAATTAGATACCTACAACGAAACAGTAGAAGGTGACTTTCAATTACCTGAAATACATTTTCCGGGATTAGGTTTTATACGAATAGAATTTATACAAGAGGACGATATAAATGGCTAAAAGAAGAACAAGAGATAGCAACCCTGTAGCAGGTGGAAGACCGTCATACGATACACAACCTGTACAAAATATTCCTAGAGCAGCAGGTGACCCTACAGGTCAAAGTGCTAGTTTTGTAGCACAACAACAAGGAGCACCTTTAGCTAAAGAAGCAGAACAAGGTGTAGTACCTTCAGGAGCACAAGAAAATGCAGCAGCACAAGTAATGAACTTACCTGATGCATTCGGACCAAGCACCGGTGGAAGTATTCCTGTAAGCAGTAGTATTCCTGCAGTTGGTCCTGCACTATCTATGAAAAATGGATTATCTGCTGATGATGTAGATTTACTATTAGAAGAAATAAATGCTATTGTTCCAAGTTACGAAACTGCAGCACTAACTAGACGAGGACAAGTATCTAGACAAGAGAATATATAATGGCTTTGTTCTATCACATGCCTCCATGGATGGAGGATAAAGCTGCAAAACAAGCAGAAGCTAAAAATGCAAAACGTAAAGCATTTAGAAACTACGTATCTCAAAATCCACAATTTACATCTCGGTTACAAGAAAACTCTGTATCATTTGGCTTTCTACCTACCGATACTATTGTTGGTGCATCATTATATGGATTAGACCCTAATAGACCTGAGTGGGACGCAATAGTAGATAAGTGGCTACAGAACGAAGCAGAGGAACAATCAAAGTTTAAAGAAGCAGGTAAGTCTGCATTACGTATGGCTTTTACCGGTTTGCAATCAATGGCAGACTCTATAGATAAAACTTATAAAGCAAATGCTATGGCATTAATGGATAGAGGTATGAAGCCATGGAATATATTAGCTTGGGGTGCTATGAGTACTCTTGACCCTTCATATGCTGATGACGTAATGAATTATTACAGAGCACAACCTGATACACCATTTGTACAAGCAATTAACAAAATGAAAGCCGGAGAAAAAGTAAATCTTGGTGATGGAATATTAGGAGAAAGTCAAAAGGCAGAAGATACTGAAATATTTAAACAGTTAGTAGGTATGGGTGCTGACCCTAATATTGTTGGACAAAGATTACAAGAAGAAATGGGTGCTCCTATAACAAGTGACTACAGAGAAGAAGTTGCTAACTTTGGTAGCTACACAACTAACAATGGTACAGTTCCTCTGTCTATTGGTAGAAACATAGCAGTTGAGTTATTTGAACCGGACGATTGGCAATTTAAATTAATGTCCACAATATTTGATGGTGCATGGAGATTAGGTACAGACCCCGGATTATGGCTAGGTTCAGGTTACGGAAAGTTAGCAGCACAAGTTAAAAAAGCACCTTCAGTATATACAAAAGGTTTTATAGAAAGTGGTGAGGCTTTAGGTGCAGCACGTTCTGCAGGATTAGTAGATACAATGTACAGACGTTTAATTAATAAACCTGCACTTAATGATTACTTTAGAAAATCTGAATCAGGATATCGTATCGCACAATACTTAGCTAATGCTAAAACACATAGTGAAATACAAGCATTATTAAAGTATGAAGGTACTGCTGCATTGTATGGTGCAATTAAAAAAGCAGATACACCTGAACAAGTTATTGATTTACTTGTACCACATATGGGTACATCAATTAAACATAGATTAGATGCTACTTCTTTATTAACACGTGCAGTACCTACTAGAGTTGCAGGTGGTTTATATTCTGCTGCTAAAGGTAAAGGATTTCAATATGGTTTTGATGTAGGTAGTGCAACTGCAGTTAGGTCTTTAGGTGCAGATGGTACAGCATTAGGACAAATGTTAGCTAGTGCATTTCCTGTAGAAAAATTAGAAGTTAGAAATCTAGATAGAACATATAAACAATTATCAGAATGGATGAAGTTTGCAAATGTATCTATTAAGAAACAAGATGAAGTATTAGATAGAATTGCAGAGATGGCATCACGTCAAGCTGTGACTGATGACTTAAACTTTGTTGATAACTTTAACACTATTGTTGATATATGGAATAACCCTGCCGGTACAGGTGTGCTTAACGAAATTACTGATAGTTTAAAAAATGCAGGAATACCTGAGTCAGTATTAAAAGGTGTAGAACAATGGTGGGCATCAGTTGATGAAACTAGAAAATATTTTGTTACTTTAGGACAAAAAGAAGGTATAGGTATTAATACAGGTCAGATAATACCGGGTCAAAAATTTAAATCATTAAAAGTTAATGGTGAAGAAATATTTATATCACAACCTACTGCTCAGCTTATATCAGAGTATGTATCAGAAGGTTTTATACCAATGCCTGATATTAGAACTTTTATAAAACTTGTTGGACCTCTGCGTACGTTTATAGGAAAAGTATTGACATTAGGTTTAGCAGATACAGCAAGTGTACAAAAATTTATGAACAAACCATTAGCACGTGCTATAGAACTAGGAGTAAAAAGAGAATTAGATGATGTTGCTCACGGTTCATTAAAAGGATTAGAAGCTATTGAGGATTTGTTTTATAAAGGTTTTGTAGCTAAAGCAACAAGAGTTTCTAAGCGTGGTGAATATATAGAAGATGCTATATCTTTACAAGAAGCAGCTATCACTAGACTTTCTAGTGGGATTATGCAAAGTTTATGGAAACCATTAGTGTTGTTACGTCCTGCATGGACAGCACGTGTTATAGGTGAAGAACAATTACGTATGGCATCTGCTAATTTAGATTCAGTATTTTATCACCCATTGTCATGGATGGGTTGGGTATTAGGTAGAACACCTGCAGAAAGAAGTAAACTTTTGAAAACTGTTACAAAAATCAAAGGTGATGAAGAAGAAGCAATTATAGCATTTCAAAAGTTTCAAGATAGATTTAGTAAAGGAATGTATGACATTACAGGTAATATATCATCTCATCATTATGACCATATAGCATCTATGTCTGTAGGTCACGGTGGTTGGTTAGGTGTAGACCCTGAACGTTCTAGATATTGGAAATATGTAAACAGACCTACAGGTCCTGATATAGAAGGTTTTGATAAAGGTTGGGCTAGAGGTTTATTTATATTAGAGAAAGACCCATTAGTTAAAGAACTAGCACAGTTTCACCGTACAGGTATGACACAAATTAGTTTAGATGAGATAGTAGAAAGATTTACTAACGGTGACCTTAGATACATTAGAGAAGCATTTGCAGGAAATGTTGATGATGCTTTTGTTAATAGTAAAAAAATAGTTTTAGAATCAGACCAAAAAGCTAGAGAATATGTTGAATCAGTTTATGCTCGTATGCATTATGAAACAGGTGGTGCATATGAAGTTGTAAATACAACTACCGGTCGTGTATATGGAATGGGTGAAGAAATAAATCCTCAAGAATGGATTAATGATGCATTTACTTATCGTATTACTAAACAAGGTGACAGAGAACTTATTCAAGATTTCTTAGGTGCTTCTCCTAAAGAAGGTGGTTTAATATCACAATTTACATTAAGAGATATGGTTAATCCTGTTACTCAAAAAGAATATATTATTAATCTTGGTGAAGGTGAATCACAAGAAGCGTATAAATTATTTACAAAATGGTTAGGTACAAAAAAAATTCCTAATAGACCACCTACTGTAAAATTACAAAGATTCGATGTATCACACGGGTGGGGTGACTCATTAGACAAAGCTTGGGAAAGTTTATTTGATGTATTTATGTCAAGACCTACAAATCAATTGTCACGTTCACCTGCCTTTAGGCAATTTTATTGGGACGAAATAGCTGACTTGTTACCACATATGGATAATGCATTACGTGACCAAGTAACACGTATGGCATACAAGTCTAATGTTATGAAAGGTAGTCTTGGTAAGAAACTTAAGAAAGGTATTGCTGAGCAAAAAACAGGTAATTATAAAGTTACTTTATTAGATAGTGATATTGTAAATGTAGATAACATGGCTAAAGCACAAGCTCTAACTAAAACACAACACTTGTTGTATGACTTAAACAAAAGACATGTAACATCTGAGATACTACGTAACCTTATTCCATTCGCTGAAGTGTATATCGAAGTATTAGGAACATGGAAAAAGTTGCTATCTAAAAACCCTGCTATACCACGTTACTTACAAATGGGTATTGACGGTGCAAAGAAAAGTGGATTTATTTATACAGACCCACAAACAGGAGAAGAATTTTATAACTTCTCACAGTTTGGAGATAGATTACTTACTAAATGGTCAGTAGGTAATAGTGATGAACAAGTTGGTGATGTACAAGCTAGAGTTCAAACACCTTCTAGATTAGAAGGATTAAATATGATTACAGGTGGTATAGGTCTAGGTTTAGGACCATTAGCAACTGTACCTATAAATTATATGTTGCCACCGGCAGAATTAAATACTGATATGGAAAAACTTATATTTCCATTTGGAAGACCTGATGAAATATCAGCACAATTTTTACCGGGTTGGGTAAGAAAAATACAATCTATATATAGTGATGACCCACAAAAAAGAAAATTATTTGAAGATACAATGATACAAGTTATGCAGGTACATCTTGATACAGGATTGTATGATGACTCTACACCTGAACTACAAGCTAAATCATTAGATAGAATTAAAAAAGGTGCTAGAAATATTGTGCTGTATAGAGCTGCAACTCAATTTGTATTACCTACACAGGCATTTGTTAAGTATGACTACAAGACAACAGCACCGGGTGCAGCATTACATCTAACACCTGATGAGATAGAAGAAAACCCACAATGGTTTGAAACTACATTGTTTAGTGATGCATACTACAGAGCGTTAGCTAGATATGATGGCGATGAGTTAAGAGCTACAGATTGGTTTATAAAACAGTTTGGATTTAATCCTGTTGCATTAACTACTTCTAAATCTAGAGAAAATGTTCCTACATCATATACAGAGAAAGGTACATTCTTTGCTGCAGCTAATCCTGATTTATTTGCAAAGCATCCTAATGTTGCATATTGGTTATTTCCTGATGCACCTACTGATGAATTTTATTTAACAGCATATACTAACGCATTTATTACAGGTGCTAGAAAAGCTAGAAGTTTAGATGAGTGGTATGAAGATGGATACAAAACAGGACTATTTAACTTAGCTAAAGAAAATTTAAGACGTAATTTGTATGAAAATCCTAACATGGCACTAGATGCTACAGCTAGAGATAACTTGTTTAAAATGGGCGTTATAGAGCTAGCAGACGTATATCAGATAAAAGAGTACCCGTCTATAAGTGCTGTGCCTATTGATTCTCAAATGGACGAATTAAAGCGTATGTTAAAGAATGAAGCAGATACTGTAGTTAAGCTACCTGATGGTCGTAGTGTAAAAGTAAAAGATTTACCTGTGGCTAATGTTTTAAATGCATACTTACAACAAAGAGAATTAATGTTAGGTGGATTAAGGTTCAGAACAGGTGATGCTACAGCTTCATTAGCAAGAAGTGATGCACAACAAGAACGTGCATTGTTACAAGATGTAGCCGATAAATTGATGAGAATATCGCCTGATTTTTACTTTTGGTTTTATAATGTTGGTGTGCGAGAGTTTAGAGATACTGATACAATGGACTTACCACTATTTGACGGATTTGAATTATGACAGTACAAGAAGCTTATAACAAAATATTACCTTTACTTGAATACTATATTGTAGCTGATTTGTTTACAGCACAAGGTACTAAAGAACAAGCCTTTTTAAATGATAGTTCTATAGAAAAACAAATAAATGAAATAACAAGTTCTATGCCTTATGAATTAAGTGATGCAGAAATAATAGAATTAAATCGTAGGTTATTAACAGAAGGTAAGAATATATTTAATTATTTTGACACCAACATAAATGCTTTATCAAAAAGAAAAGAAGATTTAGATATAGCATTACCTACATTAGTAGAAGAAGCACCTGAACTATGGGCAGATATATTAGACCAAAGCAGAATGACTGATGCTGAAAGAGAATATGAAGAATGGATACAGTCACAAGCAGGTGTAGCAGAAATACTAGGTAATGATTTATCACAGGAACAAATACAGATAGCAGTAGCTAACTTAATGACAGGTCAATTTTATGGTATTAGTGGTAATCCTGCAATAGGTAGGAGAGATATATCAGGTAGTGGAACTATACCACTATTCACATACGGTATGGAAACTAATTTATATTCTGACCCACACATACAAAAAAATGGTCAAACATGGTTACAAGATGTACAGCTTAGGTTAATTGAATTAGGTTTATTAGGAGATTATGTAGGTCAAGAAGATAGAACTATATTTACTCCTAATCAACTTGACCAAGCAACTATTAATGCTTTGGAAGATTTAATGGGTACTTTAAATAGAAGTGGTCAGTATTTACCGGGTGCATCTCAACTTCTCAAAGATATGACAGAACTAGGTTTAGATACAGGTGCATTTGAAACTGCGTTAGGAAGTGGTGATAGTGCTACTATAAGTCAATTCTTTGCAGACGTTGCATCTAGTAATGATGCTAAAAAACTGTTTCATAATTATTTAATACAAGGTGCAGACAAATTAATTAAAGATAAAAAAAGAATGGGTGCAGATATGCAAATAATAATTACACCTTCTTACGAAGCTAGAATGGCAGATGCTAAGTCACAATGGTTTTCATTGACAGGTAGTATGATGAATCCATATTTAGCTGCTGTTGCTGCACAAGAAGTAGGAAAGATATACGAAGATGTACAAATGTCAGAAGGTAAATACATGGGTGCTTTTGGTTTAGCATCAAGCATATACAAGAAAGCACAACAGGATAGAGTCGCAGGTAACGCACCTTCAAGTGTAGTTAAACCTATGTCAGACCCACTACAGCTTATAGAACAAAAGATTACAGAAACAATTTCAAAGATGGCAATAGAAGACAATGCAGCATTTTCTGAAGGAAGTACACAACGAAATTATGGGACAAATCTTTGGGCTTTGCTTAGTAGTTTGGGTTAGTATGTCATACAATTTTCATGAAGATAACCTTATACCAAGTGTAGAACCTGAGAAAGTATACGAAGCAATATTAGATATTATTAGCGATACTTCTTATGGTACTGTACCTTATGAAGAAGCATGGAATATGTTTGGTGCTATGGCATGGGAATCTTTTGCAGATGCAGAAGGTATAGGTAGTGAAAGTTGGAATAAAACAGCTTTTAATCCTATGGCACATACATTTGATGAGAATGGTGACTTGTTAGCAGTAGGTGTATTTCAAATTAATATTCAAAATTTTCCAGATATGGTAATGAGAAGCATGATTGACACAGGATATACAGATGAATTTAGTTTTAGCCCTACAGTATTTAGTGTTAAAAAGAATGATTGGAAAGCAGATGACCCTGATTTAGAAAAAAAGAAACAATTATTCGAAGCTGCAAATATATGGGTAAAAATGCCTGAAAATAAATATGCTATATTGCAATGGGCTCAAGACCCAAACACATTTGATGTACAAAAAGAAATTGCTAAAGAAGCATTTATGGATAGAGAAAAGAAAGGTCTGTATGGTGGTACAGCATGGGACGCTTACAGGTACGGTAAGATAGATAGTGGTCATAATGTATTAGAAAAGCAATATGGTTTTACTAGATTTGACCAACCCTATCTACATGGTGTTGCAACTAACACATACGATTTAGATAATAGTACAGAAGTAGAAGAAAAATCTTTGCTAGATAGGTTATATAATAAGTTCTAATGAATGAAAAAGAAATAAAAGAAATATTAGAAAAGTTTTTTAATCACACATTAGGTGTAACATATAAAGACCCTCTTATGGTATATGATGTTGAATCGTTGTTATCTGTAGTAGGTAAAACAGTAGGTGTACCTGATAATCAATTAAGAGTATTAAAACTGCTTATTGATAAAGCTAAGAAGACAGGTCGTATAAACGACAAGTTAGTAAAAGGATTATATAAATCTATTGTTGAAACTACAGGTGATGTGCAACTTTCATCATTGATACTTGATAAATCTAAACCTACTGCTGAAAGATTATCTAAGATAATTGAATTAGTTTATGCACCTAGCTACAAAGGTATCTATAGAAATATGAGTACAACAGGTCCTGAAACTAATTATGATTTAGCACAAACATTTCAAGACACAGATGTACTAGGAAGAACAAGGCGTATGCCTGATGGACCTACAGGTTTTGTACCTGCATATACAAACTTACTTGCAGCAATAACTGCAATAGAAAAAGGCTTTATTGCTTTTACGCCATATAGAAAAGTAACTAACAAGATTGGTGATAAACAAGTTATTAATACATCACAGTCAGATATGTTTGTAAATTCAGTAGAACAAATAGCTACTTTACATGATATGAAATCTATGAACCCTAGTGGTGAAGTAGATGTATTTGAAATGACGCTAGATAAATACAATGACATTACAAGAATATTAGAAGTTGTATTAGCTGATGCAGAGTTAATTGCTAAGTACGCAAGAGAAAATCTTTTAGACCCTGAAGTATTAAAGAAACTAAATAATGAATTACAAGAAGAATTAAACAAAAAGAAAGCAGAAGCTAAGAATAAACCTGTACTAGATGTTAAAGGTCAGGGAATGATTAATGCTTTGAAAGAATGGAAAGCAACACAACCTGATTCATGGTTTGGTAATAATCCTGTAATCATTAACTCAGGACAAATGGGAATAGAAGAAGCTGCGTTAGATATTCATAATAGAAATAAAATGCAAACAGGTGGACATGCACCTGCAGGATTTATTGCAAACCCTGTAAGTAATCCAAAAATATTTCCGCAAAAAGGTAAAGAGTATAATCTTACACCATTGTATAAAACTGAAGGAGTAACACCGGGTGTCGATATAGATGACGCAAAAGTTTATAAATATTTATTTGATAATGCAAGTCCTGAATTAAAGAACCATATCAATATGTTGGCAAGAATGGGTTATGATGATGTGTTACTTAAACTAGCTCAAACATATATCTATGCAAAACCTTTACCTAAAAATGCTGATGGCACACAAGATTATCAAAGAGGTTGGTCTGTTAAAAAAGGTAAACAAGCAGAGTTTTCATTAGCAAAACAAATGAACGTTGATGCTGCTGACTTAAATGTGATAATGGTTAATAGTAACAAGTTTGATGAAACTGCACTTAAAACAGCAATGTATTCTTTATATGGTGAATATAAATTACCTCGTAATGTAATAGGTTATAGAGCAGGAGGAGAATATGTTGTTAAAACTTTTGATGCTTTATTATATAGAGATATAGATGCAATTGCTGATGAGTTAAGAAGAAAATCACAACTTAAAAGACCACTTGAATATTGGCAAGCAGCAGCTGAATCAAAACTTAAAGAGATAGAAAGAACAATATCTAAAAATGATTTAGTTTTAAACAAATGGAATATACAGGGTACTGATGGTGTCAAAAAGAATACATATGTTATTGATTTGAGTAACTTTGACCATACAACATTTGCTAACGCAATGGAAGATTTTCAACAGGAACTTCTTGGTAAAGGTAAAGTAATGGTCAAGATAGATGGAGTGCTAAAGATAGTAGATGTAAATACAAATGCTACACAATTGTTTGAAAACAAGATAAGTGATTACACAATCCATGTAACAGGTAACACTGATGTTGTTGGTGGATACTATAAAGACTTAGCACAAAGAATAGTACAAGCTTTAGTAAGTCCTGATATGTATTACGAGAAACTTGGTAAGCCACAAATCATGAAAGATAATATGAAAGGTGGCACTGTACAAGCTGACTATACAAAATCCCCTGTAGCTATAAATGATTACAGTGTAATTAATAACGAAAAAATGGAAAACGTTATGACCGTACAACTAGAAGGTGGAAAACTAGCACCTAATTACAATAACCCTAATGTTGTTACTCAAATAGATTTAATAGAACAGGGTAAACAAAATGCATTCTTAATTAGAGAAGCAGACTTACTTAAAAAATTAGGAGTAGCTAATGTAAAAGATGCAATTAAGATATTAAAAACTAATCCTAAATTAAGATTAAATAACTTTGATGCAGGTCAAGAACTTAAAGTAAATATTAAAGGTTGGGAAAAATTAGAAGGATATAAGTTTGGTGAAACTGAAAGATTAAAAGATGGAAATTATAAACTTACAAAACCTAATCAAGATTATATAGATAGATTTATAGAGCTTATTGGTAATCCTACTGCTACTTTTAAAATACCATCTAAATTTAATCCTGAAACAAATATGTGGGATAAACTTCCTGACGAACTAAAAATATATCAACAAGAAGGACTTATAGAATATATTATTAATCAAAGTAAAGTTCGATACGATAAATTTAAAAATAAAAAAGAGCCTCATCCATTTTGGTTATTAGAAGTAGGTGAAGTTAAAAGTCCTTCTGCTAAAAAGGCAGAGGCTATCAATGAAGCTTTACGTGCAATAGAACAAGCACAGTTACAAAATGCTAGATATTGGTCATATGGTCAAGACCCTAAAGCTATTACAAGAATAGGTAAAAATAATTACGAAGGCAGAGTACAAAACCTTTTCTTATCTGCTAACAAGTTTGAGCCATTAATAGCTGACCTATATAATTTTATAACTTCATTTGAATTTGGACCTAGAGATTTTGATATGAATAGATTAATGAATAATTTACATTCTGATGTATTCAAATCAGAATCTCTACAAGAAATTGTAAATGCATTATTAACAGATGACATTGGATTAACTAATGCTGTCAAGCCTGTAGATATAAAACAATTAGAAATAGCAAGACAGCAAAACTTCTTAGGTAAATTAACAATGTTCTATAAGTTAATGGGTAGGCACAATGCTGTATTAGATGCAATAACTTTAAACATAGCAAAAGAAATGGCTAGTAGAGATTATGACTTACAGAACAATATGGAGAAAGTACAAAACTTTTTAGATGCAGTAAAGAATTTAGATGACTTAGGTAATGCTAAAGCATTGGAACAAATTGTAAATCAAACATTAGGTAATCATCAAGATTACTTGTCATCTAAGATTATGGAAACTATTAACGCCTTGCATATGGCAGAAATAGAAATGCTTACTAAGTATCCACAGCTTAAAGACGATTACAAAAATCTTAGGGCTATAGATAAAGTAGAAGGTGAGTTTATGCCACCTGTTCCTGAAGACATAGACCCTGAAACTATAGAGGGTGCAATAATGGATAGAGGAGATGCTGACCCTAGATTTAAAAACAAGAAACCTACAGATAAAAGTAACTTGATGAATGCGTTGCTTGAATCATTTCAAGGATTAACAGGTGCTGATTTAGCAGACATGCTTGAATCTTATCAAGCGTATCAAGAAGTAATAAAAACTTATGGTAATGAAAAGCTTGAGTATGAAGGTAATAGAAGTAAATATACTTGGATAAGAGAAGTTGCAAGAATTGTAAATCGAATTGAAGGTATTATATCTAGTGCTAATGGTCAAGGCAGAGCTTTATCTCTAACAGAAGAAGATGCAATAGCAAATAATATAGAAAAATTAAGACAACAAAAAACAGTTGGTGAATTTAATATATTTAAAAAAAGTTTAGAAGATGTATTTTCTCAATTAGAAGCAAAACCTAGTATAGAATTTTTTAATAATTCATTTGATGCTGCTATAAACATGGGTGATATATATAAACGACTAGGATTTTTTCCTGGTAATGTAGTAGACCCATTTGCTGCTTTGCAAAGAATTATATATGATTGGTCTAATTTTTATTTAGGTGAAAGTAAATTACGTGTCGATAATTTATTTGGTAGCGAAGTCAGTGTTAATTACATGGGTAATGAGATTGAACCATTTGATGATGAATTGTATAAATCTAAGTTAATTACAGAAGCTTTAGATTCAGAGTTTTTACCTCATATATTTAAAGATGGATTAGAAAATTTCTTTGCTTCATCACCAACTGCGTTACAAGCATTAATGATGAATGACACAAATGTTAATCCTGCTATACAAGATAAATTTATAAAAGACTTTACAGCAGAGTATGGCGATATTGTTATTAACAATGAAGCTATGACAAACAGTATGCAGTCTATATTACCAATGATTGCACAAACTGTATTTGTTGATAAAGGTTCTTTATCTTTATTAGTAGATGAAATGTATAAATTAACTAATAAAGGTGAAGCACCTAAAGTAGATTTTAATGATGCTAAAAGTTTAAGAGAATATATAACAGAAGTGGCAGACACATTATTGAGTGGAGATATATCTTCATTAGACCCAAGAGATATGGTCAATGCATTAAAGAAAGTATTTCCACCTGATGATTACCCTGAACTATATAGATATATTACTAATGACCCACTTGCTTTAAATTATGCAACATTCGTATTAGAAACTAATTTAAAAAGATTAGCACTACGTCCTGATAACTTAAAGAAAATATTAGATGCAGAGTTATCAGCAAAAGGTATAGATAAAATTAACTTTGCAGAGTTTAAGAAAAAGGTACTTGGCAACAATGTATTTAAACTATTGTCAGGTGATGGTGATGCATTCACAGTACAACCTGAAGATGTAACAGAGCTAAAGAAAACTACTAAAGCAAGATTACAAAATATGGTATATACATACAATAGAATGACAAGAGATAGTAATATAGGTTTTAAGTTAGTATCTAATATTCCTGACAAATGGGAAATAAAAGCATCACAAGGAAAAAACTTTAATCCATTTATAGTAGCTCCGTCTAAAGGTTCAGATGCTTTTTATCATATAGAAATGTTTTTAAAAGACCCTTCTATAGGTTTAATGGAATCATTATCTAATAGTAAAGAAGCTCAAATGGCACTGCAACATATATTAGAAGTAGAACAACCAAGCAGTTATGTAAACAATACATCTATAAATGGTAATCAAAACTCTAGTGTATTAAAAAGTGGGTTTTTAAATTCATATTTGTATAGTGATAGTTTATCAGAATACGTAGGTATGGAAGCATTACAAAAACAAATGCGAGAAGAAATTAAAGAAATAAAAGCTTTCTACGAAACATTAAAAGAAGAAACATTATCAAAAGTTACAGATGAAACAAAGATAAAACAATTAGAACTTACATTTGAATATTTAGAAGATGGACTTAATGAAACATTTAAAATGGCAGAGGCTAGAGCATTGTCATATAGTAGAGAGTTTGTAGCAGAAAAAGGCACTAAATCATTTTATGGATTAGATGATGCAGGTGCTTTCCCAATAGCTAAATTAAAAATAGACAAAGCATTACTTCAGACTGCACCTGATGTTAGAGCTTTTACTCAATTTATGGTTCCAATATTATTGAGAAATAAATCTTTAGACATATCAGATATGAAAAGCATACAAGATAAATTGTTACAAGACGGTGTAAATTTTGAAATAGCACAATATGTAGAGGTGTTACAAGACTTAACAGAAAAAAAATTCGGAAGAAAAAATATTGACAATGCATTAGAACTAGCTAATAACTTACATGACACTATGTTTTTTGATTCTGAAACAGGTTTGATGAAACCTATTATTCCTGATACAAAAGAGTTTAAGATATCAGGTAGAGAAGCTGAATTTCATTTTATACAAATGTTGCATAAGTTTAATCAAGGCGTAGATGTAAGTAAGCTACCACAAATAGAAGGCACACCTGACAATAAACAATTGCAAGAATACTTTCAAGGTACATACAACATATACGAATCTACATATGAAAATATTAAATCAAACAGATTTACAGAAGATGGTAGAAATATAGGTCAATGGTGGGAAGATACCAAAAATAAATATAAAATTATGACTGACAGATTAGTAGAGCCACCTAAAGGTCCTATTGATAGAACAAACTTTAAAGACTTTGGTTCAATGTTTATGATGCAGTTTTCTAAAGACGCACTTAACGAAGTAATAAAACCATGGTCAGCTGAAGATGATTTAATTAGAACTTATACAATTGAAATGGAAAACATCAGTTCACACATTAGAAATAGACAAGATACATTATTTGAATACATAAATACAATTATTGATATACCAACAACACCAATGTTATTAGCAGGTAATACACGTAATAAGACACTTGCTGAACGAGGTCCATTAGGTTGGCAAATAGTAGAACCTGCTAGACCTGCAATACCATTAGGACCACCACAAGGTCCTAGTGATTTAATACTACGTGGTCAAAGTTCTTTGCTATATGATGATAGTGTTATAGCTTTACAGAGAGGTCCTAACTTTGGTGAGGGTGACCCATTTAACAATGCATTTACAGCACCTACAGCTAAAAAAGTTAAAGCACCTAGAGATTTTACAGTACTTAAAAACATTGTAGATGCTACTAGAAACATTAGATATTCTAAAGCTAAGTATCAATATAACTTTGGCAGAGGTAAAGCACTTACTATGTACACAGGTGCAGGACCACAAACATCTATGGTTGCATACGAGAATGTAAATCCATTTAAGAGATACTTTAGAAATCTTAGAACATTAACTGAGTTACCATACTTTTATAATAAGCATGCAGGTAAATCAGGACCTAGAGTATATGTAGGGTATTATGTTACAGAACCATACTTTACCGGTCAAACAAGAGGTGCAATAAAAAGAACACCTAGACAAATATATCGCAAAACAGGAATATTAGGTCTTCCAACAAAACCGGGTGTTGATTTAAATGCTTCAGTATTTGAAGATTGGTATAGAACTACTAAGTCTGCCTATCTTACAAATACTTTAGTTACTAAACCTGCACGTGCTTATGGTCGAGTTAATCAAGCAGCGTTTTATGCAGATATGATATTAGCTTTTAATGCTTATAATAAAGATACAGCAGGTATGTCATATGAAGAATTTATTAACCATGCAAACACAAAACCGGCACAACAAGCGTTGAATAAAGTTTTTTATCCTATTCAAAAAATAATGGAGATACCATTTAATAAAAAAGAAAAACTATTAGGGAAGAAAACTAAATTAAAAGAACAATTAGATATGGGTGAGATAACTAAAGAGCAATACGACAATACAATTAAAGTATATAACATGCAAGAAAAAGGTATTAATACTGACATAGGTTTTGTCACTTTTGTTGGTAGATTGTTTGAAGGTTTTATGGAAGGTGGACCACGTAACATAGGTAGACAATTAGAACAAGGCAGACAACGTAGTGAGTTAATTGCAGAAAATTATAAAGCAGATACAGAAGAAGAATGGTTAGCTAATATACAGAAATCTTACTCAGACCTAGCTAAGACTAAACATCTATCTTATAATTATAGTGATGATTACTACAGTTCAGCTAGAAGATTTATAAATAGACAAATGAGAAATATGAAAATGTTTAATAAAGATAAAACAGAAAGAGTCGGTGACCCTGAATACATGTTTGAAAAACCACAAGATATATATAATATACCGGGAGGACTTAAGTAATGGGACAACCAAAAATAGATGGAGTATATGGTTTAGGTGAAAGAGACCCAAACATTGGTAAAGTAGGATATCATAATGTACTTAGTAAAGTACCTACTAATCCTAATAGTGTTATTTATAAGAAAGGTAACACATACTACGTAGTCTTTACAACAGAACTAGATGGCGAACAAGTCAATGCATTCTTTGAATATACAGACCCTAATGGTCCTAAACTTGGTAGTGATGTGCAAATGCAATCTGATACAGGTGAGTTTGTACAATCATTAAAAGTATATGATGGCTCTATGTTATCTGATGCATTTATTGCAGAGAGTATTAACTTAGGTAAAGCTAATCAATTACCACCTGCTTATTTAAATCAAAGAGGCTTTGACCCATTTGAGTTAATGAATATGCAAGCAGATAAGTTTATGAAAAAGTGGGGACCATACCTTAATAAGGATTATGATGAGGTACTAGATATAGTGTTTCAAGCTGCGATACAAGGTATAGAAGTTAATAGACAAGCTATACAAGATGCATTACCTATGGGTACAGAATTTAATTTTAGATTACTAGATTATACAAATGCTAAGATTACAGGTCCGGGTGCTATGGCAGCATGGGAACAAGCACAAGAAGAAACACTTGATACTGTATTAGATGATTATGCAGGTAATTTTAAATTTGATAATCCTGAGATATATGCAAACCTAAAAGCATTATGGACTGAAGGTAATATACAAAACGAAGCTGTATTAAAAAACATTGTAGAAAAAATGTTTATGGATAAAGACTTAGGCGAAGACTTTAATGAATACTTTGATAGCATCAAAGGTTCTATCTATGGTACTCAAAGCCCGTTCACATTAGATTTAACTAAGAACTTATCATCTATATCAGATGACATAGATAGAATTGTTGGTGGTAAAGCCGGTGAGTTTATTAAAAGCGACAAAGTTAAAATGAATCAGTTTCAAAATATGTACGATACTACTGACGGTAAGAAAAAAGTACAAGATGAATTACAAGCTATATGGGACGCAGGTGCACCTGATGCACTAAAAGGTAGTAATGCATACACTCAGTACATATACTTTAATGAAGCTATGATGACTAATCAGGGTAGAAATATGGCAATCACTCACGATAAGTTTGATGAGTATAAGTATTTAAATTACGGTGAGATGTTAGAGCTATCTAGAAAACAAGGATATGAAGAAGGTAACGAGTTTACACAAAATATTTTAGCACAAGCAATTGGTAGAAAACTTGGTGATAGTAGATACGAGGAGAAATTTTAATGGCAGGTCCAATAACAAGTAGCATAGTAGATAGTCAGTTTATTTATACAGGAGAACCCGGTAGTAAGTATGACACTGTTGTATATGTTAGAGATGATAACAACAATGTACAAACAGCAGGTAGTGACGAAGAACTACAGGGATTGTTAGATAGTGGATACACAGCTATTAGTAAGAATGAGTACAACAACAGAAGAACAGGTTTAGATAATCAAGGTAACAAGATATCTACAGTAGATGAATACTTAGCAAACAATCCACAACTTAAAGGTCGTAGTGGTGCTAGAGAATTAGTTGAAGTATTTATTAATGAGTGGATTAAGACAGGTTCAGAAGACTTAGCAGAAGATGCTATGTATAACAGTATATATTTAGAGCAAGCATTTCCCGGTATTAAAGATGATAATGGTGTGCCTATATATACAATCTCTCAATACACATCAACAGAAAGAAACTACAATGTTGCATTATCAGAGAAAGGTTTAAATCCTTTCTTACCATTCTTGCAAGAAAAGAAAGCAGACTTGTTTAGAAATCAAATAGACCCTACAGAGTTTTCATCTAGACTAGAGGAGATAAGGTCCAATGTATTAGACAGTCCTGATAAAGACCTTGTATTAGAAAAATATAATCAATTCTTTGTTGAAACTGGAAGACCAATAGAGATGACAGATGAAGCATTATTTTTACTAGCAATAGCACCTGATGCTGATGCGTTGTTACTTGACGAAAGATTTAAGATAGCTGATATAGGAGTACAAGCAGCATTAAAAGGATTTAACATATCTAAAGGTATGGCATTAGATTTGTATGAAAGAGGATATGGTGTAGCAGAAGCAACACAGACATTTGGTACTGCAGCAAACATATTAAAACGTACTGCATTACAACAAGCTAGGACATCAGGAATGCCTGTTAGTGAATCAGATATGTTAAGTATTGATGACTATATGTCAGCATTTGTAGATTTAGATGCTGATGCATTAACAACATTTACAAGAATTACAAGTGCAGCAGCTTCTGCAGAGTCAGCTGATGTAAGTGCAAGAACTACAGAAACTGGTCAAGTCGTTGGACTTACAGAACTTTAGTGTTATAATAGATTAACTGCGTTGCGTGGTCCGCTGAGAATAGACCTGCAAACTATCCGATAGGGTGTCCTACGTGTCCTATTGTGTATTTAATTCGTAGTGTTCAAAAACAAAACCCCAATCATTTAACCTAGCGTTTGATTGTGTAATGGTTTATAGCTAGAGATAACGGAGAAGAAATGGAATATACAGATATAGACAACGAGGAGAATAGTCCGAAGGGTCTAAGAGAACAATTGAAAAAAGAACAAGCCAGACGCAAAGAAGCTGAGTCACAACTTGTTGGACTTACTCTCAGTGAAATGGGATTGAGTGCTAACGAGGGACTAGGTAAAGCTGTAACAAAGCTCTATGACGGTCCAATAGACAAAGATTCAATTAGCAAGTTTGTTGCAGATGAGTTTAATTATGTGTCAAACCAAAATGTGAGTGAAGCACCTGTTGAACAACCTGCAAGTAAAGTAGAGCAAGTAACAGCGGCAGAGCAAAGAGTACAACAATTGAATACTGTTAGTAATCCAAATGAATCTCAAGACATCATGGAACAATTAAGTGGTGTTATACAGGAAGGTAGCGTTAAAGATGCTATACGTGCAAAAATGTCTTTGATTCAACAAATTAATGACAGAGAAAAATAAGTATAAGATAACAAACTAGGAGAAAATAATGGCAGCATTAGGTTCAGCGGACCCTATTTACAGTAAGTATATAAATAACTTTCATGGTGAATTGTTCCGCGTTGGTGGTCAAAGAACACCTTTCACAGCTGCTGTAGGCGGAATGACCGGTGGTGGTAAAGTCATTCAATCCACATTCTTTCAGTTTCAAACTGCTGACTCTGCAACTGTATCAGCTGCAGCTGACGTAGGAACTGAAGGTGGAGCACCTACAGAGTATCTTGGTAGAGATAGAATTGCCTATAATCAGGTAACTCAAATCTTCCATAAAGGTGTCAAAATGTCATATACTGCTTTAGCAACATACAATCAACAAAATGTATTTAATCTTGATAATGCAGCATATAACGAAACAAATGGAGAAGGTGAAAATTCTTCAACAAGTAGATTAGCATTGTTCGGAGGTAATCCAATTACTGATGAATTTGCTGAGCAAATGGAATTAGCACTTGACCAAATTGCAAAAGAAGTTGAGTATTTTGCTATCAACGGTACATTCAATGATGGTACCGGTGCAGACTTTGCAGGTACAGACGACAGGCAATTTAGAGGTTTAGATGCACACCTCGCATTAACAGGCGGAAACATCTATTACAATACTGATGATGAAACATCAGACGGAACAGACCAAAAGATTCATTGGGACGGTATCGCAGGAGCATTGAAAGTCATGTATGACTCATCTGCACCTATGAAACAACCTGTACTTTTGGTATCATCTGCTAACTTATTAGAGCTTAACAAGCAATTGGCAAGCCCTACAGTTTCAGGTGCATTAACAGGTACTATCCTTCCAAGAGATAGAAACGTTGGTGGTATCGATGTCGATACAATTATTACACCATTTGGTTCTATCGGAATGATGGTTCTTGATAGCAACGTTCTTGGTGACACAGCAGCTTATATCGTAGACTTAGCTTATGTATCACCTGTCTTTACAAACATTCCTGGTAAAGGAACTGTTTTCGTAAGGGACGTAGACCAAGCAGATAATGCAAGAGTAGCTAAAGCTATCTACATGGAAATGGGATTTGACTTCGGTCCTCCAAATTACCACTTAAAGATTAGCGACATAGCAGCTCCCTAATTAAATTAATAACAAGATGTAGGGTGGAAATCCACCTCCACCCTTATCTTGTGCTATAGTAAGGTAGATATGAAAACAAAAGTAAAAAGCTGTTTAATAGACGTTTCAGCAGACGCAAGTAATTCCGAAAAAGTAAATACAGATGGTTTACTTTTATCAGCAATTGTATGTCCTGCTACAGTAACAGGTTCACAATTAACATTTGACTTTAGTATTGATGGTACTAATTGGTATGATGTTGTAGAAACAGATGGTACTGCAGTAACATACAACATTACAGCAGGTGACGTTGTAAGAATTGACCCTAGTGGTTGGGCATTTGCATCATCAGGTTTTTTAAGAATTACCTCTAATGGAACAGAAGCAGCAGATAGAACATTTAAATTAGTATTTAGAAGTAGCTAGGTAAACAATGAGTACAACCATTGGTGACCTCGTAGATAGAGTATATAGAGAGTATCTAGAAACACCTGATAACTTAATTAGTTATACATATTTAGATACTGCTATAACAGATACAACAACTACCACAATATCTTTTGATGGTAACTTGTTATCTATTGAAGAAGAAGATTTATTAGATGCAGGTACTGTAATAGAAATTGGTAAAGAACTTATGTATTGTAAGTCTATCAATACTGTTGATAACACAGTTACAGTAGAAAGAGGAGTAAGAGGAACAACAGCAACCACACATGCTATAGGAGATTTAATAAAGATTAAACCTTTCTTTACAAGACAAGCTGTATATGATGCAGTCAAAGACCAAATAGAAACTTTATATCCTACAATATTTGCAACTGAAACAAAAGAAGTAACAGCAGTTGCAGGCTTTCTAGTATTAGACTCAGTCAATAATGACAACTACTTAGTTGCACCTCTCGCAGCTATTAGTCAGTACGTTACATTTGCTAATGATGCTGATGAAACAGGAAGTCAATATAGAGGAGTATCAGTAGAGTTAATTGATTTACCAAATGGTTTTACATGGACTGATAGTGAGGGTGATGAGAATACAGTTACACATACTGAAGGTCCATTAGTTGTAAAGGGTTTGCAGTTTTATGGTGTTAATCCGGGTAAAAAAGTATTTGTAACATTTAAGAAAAAGTTTAAATCTATTACAGATGAAGACACAACCTTATCATCTATAGGCATAGAAGCAGAGTATGAACCTATAATTATGGCAGGTGTTGCTGCACAAGTGATAGCATCTAGAGATATACCTAGTGCAACAGCATCTTATATTACAGAACAAATGGCAGTACAAAGTTTTCCTGTTAATTCTGCTAGCAGTATAAGAAACTCTTTACTTCAATATAAAGCTTTATTAATAGAACAAGCTAGAAAAGATTTACGTGCTCGATACCCTGAACCTGTAACTATAAATAGTATTGTATATCCGGGTTAGTCATGCCTAGGATACCAACAACTGACTTAATTCAGAACCCACAAAGGTATGGTTATAATTTACGTTTAGGTACATTACTACTTAGAACATCTACCGGACCACAAGAAGGTAGGCAATTAGTAATACAATCATCTGATGTAGAGAACCAACAAAATAGAATTAACGTAGCACAGAATGCAGAAGACTTTACATCTAACTTAGGTCGTATATATTCTAGAAATAACTTTAGTGGTGGTCAGGGATTAGATACTGCACACAGAGCTAATGGTACAACTAATGATGTTACTAGATTTTGGGATAGTAAGAACATAGATGTCTTTCATGGAGATGAAGAAACAGCTTATAATGTACATTTATTATTTACTACAGAAAATAAATATTCTTTTACTAACAGTAATAATTATATAGCAAGAACAACTGATGGTGATTTATATGTTACAGATGGTAATACGGTAATCAAATCTAGTAATGGTGGTGATACATGGGCAGAAGTTACTGACTCTACATATACTGCATTAACTATTAATTATAATTTTACAGGTGCAGTTGCATTTGGTAATACGGTATATTTTATAACAGCTGATTCTAGTGGTAATAATCACGAAGTAATACATTACGATGCTAATCATTCAGGTGATGAATGGCAAAAACATAACACAAGTTCCAATACAACAACTAAATTAAATGGTATATGGTTAGAAAAAGGTAGATTAATTGTTGCAGGTTACAATGATGAAGCAGCATATTTATGGGAAGTAAGTCCTTTTGATGACAGTTGGTCATCTGAATTATCTACTTCTACTTACATTAGCAGAACAGAACCTACACATACATACTCTGATGCTACAGATGCGGGTGCAGCGATACTTGTATCTTCTACTGATGGAAATATATATTCACTTAAAGAAGATGACACAAGTGGTTTATTAGTTTTACAAGGTCAAACACGAATAGGTTTTGAAGAAGTACATAGCGTAGCAGCTGCTGAAGGTATTGTATTTTTCGGTACAAAAGAACAAGCATCAAACATTGGAAGGTTTTACAGAGCACAGTTAGTTGTAGCTGATAATCTGTATGTTCTTGCTAACAGACAATTAGTAAAAGAATGGGTTACATCTGTAAATTCTGCACCACAAACATCTTATGTTTCTAGAGATAGTATTTATGTAGGTGTACAAGAAGATGAAGACACTACATATCTTTGGAGATACTATTTACCAACTGCAGGATTTGCTAGAGATTTAGAAATAAACCATAGCGGTAGTTCTAGTAATGCTAAGGTGCTAGGTTTAACACGTGCTAATGATGGTTCAACATCAAAGTTTATTATAGCTGTAGAAGGTGAAGCTATGTACAAAGAAACAAGTACATATAGTTCAGAAGGATATGTAGTTACTGCAGCAGCAGACTTTTATACTGCAGAAGAAAAACAATTTGTTGGTGCAAAAGTATCTACATTAAACTTAGGTGAGAATACATCAGTAGAACTAAAATACAGTAACAAGTTTGAAGATTTAGATAATCCTGAAAATGGTTCATATCTACAAGCCATAGTACAAAACTCAGGTTCAGGTGATTTAGAAAAACAAATCAATCCTGTTGCAAGATATATTATAGGAAAACTAATACTTAAATCAGAAACAGGTATTAATACACCTAAAGTTAAATCATTAGAGTTTCGTGCATTAGCAAGACCCGAACTTGTAGTAGCACAAATACCTATAAACATATCAGATAGAGTTGAAAGACCCGGAAGAAAACCTGTGTTAGTAAAAGGTTTAGGAGATAAGTTGTATAGCAAACTCAGAGAATTAGAAGGAGATGCTATTACATTACAAATATTCCAACCTAATGAAGTTATTAGAGGTGTAGTAGAAAGAGTAACATATCCTATATCAGGTAGCGAAGTAATAGGTAGTGACTTTACGTTTGCTATTATTACTGTAAGAGGTACAAGACAACCTACTATATCTCCTGTATCTAGCGAGGTTGTGTTTGGTGTAGGTCAATTAGGTGAAGTAAGATTTGGTGCATAAGAAAAAAATGCTAGGATAATTACATGGGTATATTAACAATATTAAAAGAAGGTGGCGGTTTAAATATAGATACTATTGGTAACTTACCTATAGATGAAGATATTGATTTTACAGACGACATAAATTATTCTGCTATAATTGGTCTAGCAAGTTTTGGATTATCACGTTTTGGTGATACAGTAGTAACGGAGAAGAAAGCTTAATGACATTACAAACAGCTGAATACAGTAACTTTTTTGAAACAACATTAGACGGCAACGTAGCCGGTGGTGATACAACTATAACACTTAGTGCATTACCTACATCAGATGGTACGAACTATATTAACGCACCATATTATTTAGTAATTAATCCTGATAGTGCAACTAACAGAGAAGTAATTAACGTAACTTCGCATAATACAGGTACATTACAAATAACAGCAACAAGAGATGTTGAAGGTAGGCACACTCCTGACATTGGTCACGACACAGGTACAACTGTCCGTATGGCAGTAGTAGGTGAAATGTTTGAAGATTTACATGACAGACTAAATGACGTTGCATTAACTGGTGAAATTACAGGAACAATAGATAGTTCTACTCAAGACATTTCTACAACATTGACAAGCGGTGTAGATGCTACAAAGATTGCTGATGGTTCTGTAACAAGCACAGAGTTCCAATATATAAACACATTAAGTTCTAATGCACAGACACAGATAGACAGTAAGTTAGCACACACAGGTGGAGAGATTAAAGATTATAAAGAAACAGTTGCTACTACTGCTAGTGCAGGTACAAGTTTTACAAGTAACGTACTTACATTAGATGTAGAAGATGGAAATGTTTTTGACATAACACTAGATGGAAACATTACTACTTGGACTATAAATAATATGGATTCAGGTACAACTATTACAGTAATACTTAGACAAAGTACAGGTAGTCATACTGCACCTACACAAATAAACTCTACAACTTTTAAAACACCGGGTGCTGCAGGACTAACATTAACAACAGATGCTAGT